ACAGATCCAAAAGGAAATAAAGGGGGACAGCAGCTTTTAAATGAATTTGTAGAACAACTGGCTTTAGACCTGCCTAAATTTATGCGGGCGTCTGACAGAGAAAAAGCGGATACATTATTAAAGATTATAGGCGTTGGGGATAAACTGGCAGTATTGGAACGGCGGGAAAAAGAACTTTACAATCAACGTCATGCCATTGGCCAGATTGCTGACCAAAAGGGCAAATTTGCAAAAGAAATGGAATACTTTCCGAATGCGCCTGATGAATTGGTATCTGTCAGTGAATTATTGCGGCAGCAGCAGGAGATCCTTGCCCGTAATGGAGAAAATCAAAGAAAACGGGATACACTGAGTCAATTAGAAAGGTTAGCAGAAGAATATCGGGAAAAGATTGACAGTTTGTTGGAAAAGCAGGCCAAAGTTCATGCTGAATTAGAAATAGCCCGGAAATCGGCCCAAGATTTGCAGGATGAATCTACTGCGGAATTGGAAAAAAACATTGCGGAAATTGAAACCATTAACCGGAAAGTCCGCATCAATTTAGATAAAGATAAGGCAGAAGAAGACGCACAAAATTACAGAAACCAATATGCGGAACTGACGCAAGAGATTGAAGCAACCCGAAAAGAAAAAATGTTTTTATTGGAATCGGCGGATCTTCCTTATCCGGGGCTTTCAGTAGAAAACGGCATACTGACTTATCAGGGACGCCCTTGGGACAATATGAGCGGAAGTGATCAGCTTAAAATATCCACGGCTATTGTGCGGAAGCTTAATCCGGAATGCGGCTTTGTGCTTTTGGACAAGCTGGAACAAATGGATATGGATACATTGCAGGAATTTGGGGAATGGCTTGAAAAAGAAGGCTTGCAGGCTATTGCAACCAGAGTCAGCACCAGTGGGGAATGCAGCATCATTATTGAGGATGGCTATGTAAAAGGCCAGGAAATGGAGCTGCCAAAAGAAACTCAAAAAGGCTGGAAAACATGGAAGGCAGGTGAATTTTAATGGAAATTATCCGGGGAAAAATACAGGCTGCACAGAAAATTGTTATATATGGGCCAGAAGGGATCGGAAAGTCCACTTTTGCCTCACAATTTCCTGAGCCTCTCTTTATCGATACGGAGGGCGGTACCAAACAGCTTGATGTGGCGCGTTTTCCAAGGCCCACCAGCTGGCAGTATTTATTGGATGAAGTGCGTGAGGTAATTAAAAAGCCTGATTTATGCCGCACACTGGTTCTTGATACGGCAGATTGGGCGGAGCAGCTTTGTACAGAGGCAGTTTGCGCAAAATATCAGAAATCCGGTATTGAAGATTTTGGCTATGGCAAGGGATATGTTTTCTTGGAAGAAGAATTCGGACGGCTTTTGAACCTGTTGGGAGAAGTAATTGAAAAAAGTGTTCATGTAGTCGTGATTGCACATGCCAAGCTGAGTAAATTTGAGCAGCCCGATGAACTGGCCTCCTATGACCGATGGAGTCTGAAGCTTACAAAAAAACATTCTCCAATGCTGAAAGAATGGGCTGATATGGTTCTATTTGCAAATTATAAAATCATTGCTGTAAAGTCTTCAGAAACTAAAAAAGCGAAGGCGCAAGGCGGTACAAGGATCATGTATACATCCCATCATCCATGCTGGGATGCTAAAAACCGGTTCGGGCTGCCGGATGAGCTTCCTTTCTCCTATAAAGAAATCGAAGCTTACATACCGACTTTAGAAAGAACGAATACAGCGCCAGCAGTATCACAAGAACCGGCGCCAAGCAAAAAAATAGAAAAAGCAGACGCTTTTCCAGGACAAAAAACAGAACAGCCGGCGGAGGAAATTTTAAAAGAGCCGGCCCCGTCAAAAACAGAAACGTGCCCTGCTGCACCGCCGCCAGCGAAAGATCCAGAATGGGACGGGATTCCCAAAGCTTTGTCAGATTTAATGGAATCAAACAATGTATCGCCAGATGAAATCAGGCAAGCCGTATATAAACAAGGATATTTCCCATTCGATATGCCAATCCGGGAATATCCGCCAGATTTCATTGAGGGTATTTTAATAGGGGCATGGCCACAGGTATACGCTAAAATTTTTGAAGACAGAGATGTTCCATTTTAAATAAAAAGGAGGCTTTTTTAATGGAAAATACAACGGGGTATGCTTTAGATTGGGACAGCGAAATTGAAGACAGCGGGCTTGTTCTGCTGCCGGAAGGGGATTATCCCTTCCGGGTACTGAATATGGAGCGGGAACGTTATGAAGGCGGAAGTAAGATCGGCCCCTGCAACAAGGTTATATTAGAATTGCTGGTTGAATCACCGGAAGGCAATGCGATTATAAAATATAATTTGCTTCTTCATTCTGTTCTGCAATGGAAATTAAGTGAATTCTTTATTGCTATCGGACAAATGAAACGCGGCGGAAAATTGCTGATGAATTGGAACAGTGTAATCGGCACAAGCGGACGCTGTTCGGTAGGTATCCGGAAATATACAACAGATAAAGGGGAAGAACGGGAAATCAATGAAATTAAAAAATTTTATGATCCGGGCAACATCCAACAAAAATCCTATAAAGCAGGTGTATTTTAATGGAACTGCGGCCTTATCAGGAAGAAGCCCGGCAAGCTGTTCACCGGGAATGGGAAGACAAAGACAGAACTTTAATTGTTCTGCCCACAGGATGCGGAAAAACCATTGTATTCGCAAAAATCGCGGAGGATAGGGTACGAGAGGGTGGGCGGGTTTTAATTTTAGCACATAGAGGAGAACTGCTGGACCAGGCAGCGGATAAAATCAAGAAAAATACCGGATTGCGGTGCGCTGTGGAAAAAGCAGAACAAACCTGCCTTGGGAGCTGGTACCGGATCGCTGTGGGTTCGGTACAGTCTTTAATGCGGGAATCCCGATTAAAGCGCTTCCATACAGATTATTTTGATACAATTATTGTGGATGAAGCCCATCATTGCATATCCGACAGCTATCAGCGGGTACTTGATTATTTTAACACGGCGAAGGTTTTAGGAGTAACTGCAACACCTGACCGGGGAGATATGCGGAATCTGGGCCAGTATTTTGAATCCATGGCCTATGAATATACTTTACCTAAAGCGATCCGAGAAGGATACTTATGTAAAATTGTAGCCCAGACGATACCGCTAAAGCTGGATATTTCCGGAGTAGGGAGCCAGTCGGGAGATTATAAAGCAGGGGATTTAGGGGATGCCTTAGATCCCTATCTGCACCAGATTGCAGAAGAAATGGTTAAATACTGTAAAAACCGTAAGACAGTGGTGTTTTTACCACTGATTAAAACATCTCAAAAATTCTGCAATATTTTGCGGGAACAGGGCTTTCAAGCCGCTGAAGTCAATGGGGAAAGTGATAACAGGGCAGAAATTTTGAAAGATTTCGATCAGGGAAAATATCATATTTTATGCAACAGTATGCTTTTGACAGAAGGATGGGACTGCCCGTCCGTTGATTGTGTCGTAGTGCTGCGGCCTACCAAAGTCCGCAGCCTGTACTGCCAAATGGTAGGGCGCGGGACCCGCCTTTTCCCAGGAAAAGAAAATTTACTGCTGCTGGATTTTCTTTGGCATACAGAACGCCATGAATTGTGCCGCCCAGCCTGTTTAATTTGCGAAAATAAAGAAGTGGCGGAGAAAATGACAGAAAAATTAGAAAGCGGCAATCCAGAAGATATTATGGAAGCGGAACAAACTGCCAGCGAAGATGTAATAGCGAAAAGGGAAGAATCTTTAGCAAAACAACTGGCTGAAATGCGGACCCGGAAGAAAAAACTGGTAGACCCATTACAATTTGAAATGTCAATACAGGCGGAAGATTTGTCTGGATACGTTCCGGCTTTTGGGTGGGAATCAGCGCCGCCTACAAAGCCCCAATTATCAGCTTTGGAAAAGTACGGAATATTACCGGATCAAATTGATAACGCCGGGAAAGCTTCCAAATTATTGGAACGCCTGAAAAAACGGCGGGCAGAAGGATTTACAACGCCAAAACAAATTCGTTATTTGGAAAACAAAGGATTCCTTCATGTAGGCACATGGCAGTTTGAAACTGCCAAGAAAGTGATTGACAGAATCGCGGCTAACGGTTGGAAGGTACCAGCCAGCATGGAACCACGGGCTGAATATAAAGGCGAATAACTGGCATATTTCACAAAAAAGCAATAAAATATTTGGCAAAAATAATTTGCGAAAAGTATAGGACATTTTTATTAAAAAAGCGATATATATAAAAGACCCTTAATAAAAAATAAGGTAACATAAAAACAAACAAGAATATAGAAGACCCTTAATAAACCGAAAATCAAATAAGAAAGCGGTTCACCTGCCGGACTAAGGAGTCGTATGACCGAGCCGGACTGGAGCTCAGGCGCGCGTGATGGGTACGGCAATGCGCCACAAATCCGGGTGTCCAGTTCCCATACCGACAGAGATCTGTCGGCGGCAGGAAAAACAGATACGGCACGGCGGGGGAATCGTTGCCAGTGTTATGGAACCATCTAAATAACATTGGATCTGTTTGGGCAAAAGGAATGCAAAATATGAAACAAGAAACTGATTTAAGGGAAATCATTAAGCACATTAACCCCGCCGCATTGAGCTATCAGGAATGGTTGAATGTAGGCATGGGATTAAAGGAAGAGGGGTATTCATCTGAAGATTGGGAACAATGGAGCCAGATGGACCCCGCCCGGTATCATACGGGTGAATGTGCGAAAAAGTGGAAAACCTTTCAAGGGGCCGGAACACCGGTAACAGCGGGAACGATTGTAAAGATGGCAATGGACCAAGGCTGGCAGCCAGCACGGGACGCCGGGCGGGAGCTGGACTGGAACGATTGGATCTATGACAATATGGAAGCACCTGCTATGAC